TAACTATAGATGACCATATAAAAATGCAGATAGCCATCCAACCTTACATAGACAGTGCAGTATCTAAAACAATTAACGTAGGAGATAACGTAACCTTTGAAGAATTTAAAGATGTATATGTACGAGGATGGAAAGGTAAACTGAAAGGAGTAACTACCTTTAGACTTGCAGGTAAACGGTATGGTATTCTAAATAAAAGTGAGCCAGCAATTAAAGAAGAACATGATGGGTCAGCATGTTTTATTGATCCAGAAACAGGACAAAAGGAGTGCAGTTAATGACTACAATTTTAATTGTTTATGGGGCAGTTAATTTATTTGTTATCGGAATACATTTATTAAAATTTATATAGGAGATATTTATGAAACTACAAGATATAAAAGAGTTTGAAGCTAAAGCTAAATCTAAAGAAGACTTAGTAAATAACCCAGTTCATTATAATAAACATGGAGTAGAATGTATAGAAGCTATACAAGCTAGTATGACAGATAAAGAATACCAAGGATACTTAAAAGGAAATACATTAAAGTATCTTTGGAGATATAACTACAAAGGAAATCCAATACAAGATTTAGAAAAAGCACAATGGTATTTAAATACTTTATTAACCACAGTAAATAAAGGAGTGAAATAAATGTTACTGCTTAATGCGTTACGTGAAGTCTATAAAGCTGACATAGAAGTAGCTAAAGCTAAGATACAAATTTATTTAGATAGTCCTGTTGGTGTTGGCGATCATTCAACACTAACGGAAACAGTAGATGAACAAGTAAATGCTATAGCACATGCAAGAGATAAGTTAAAAGTACTGCTCGATTACTATTCTATACCTAAAATGTAGTGCTAAAAACAAAACCTCTCTGTGAGCCATTTTAAAGCCCATAGAGAGGGGTTGTTAAATTTCGGGACTACTGCCCTATAAAAGTACATTACCTTAATTCACAGAGCTTATTTAAGGGTCACTTTCTAAGTCTTCCCTGTTTATTGGCTCACAATCACAAGTATCGGGATCACACATGCAACCTTCTTTACCACACTTAGGACAAATATCATCTTTCATAATAAAAATAACTCCTTTTCTTTTTCTCTACGTAATACTAATCCTTTTAGGATTCTTCCTCCGCTTCGACACCATCTTTTAAACTCATCTGAAGCACCAAGGTAGTCTCCTCTATTCAACTTCATTCTCATAGTTGATCTTTGAAATGCCCCGGTACCACAGTTGTAGCAAAAAGAACAGATTGAGTCAAACATATTCTGTGTTAACTCCGCTTTAACAAGTTGTCCAATTGCTTTCTCAACGTGTAATATTTCTCGTCTGAGATACGACTCGCCTGTGATCTCATCAATGTCAGGGTTATTAGAGGTGATAGGATTGCCTTGATGATCCCACGTACTACCCCACCCCTGTGTCCATCTTCCAGCAGGGCATTGGTAGACTGATGATGACCATCCTTCGTAATACTTTATGATCTCCAATCCAGGTGTTGCTATCTTCATTTCTTTTTCTTCCAACTAATTCTGCTTGGCCCCTTTTTCTTTTTAGATGCTGAAGTACATTGAGCCTTAGTTGGTCTACATGCAGGGTAAGGACGTTTAGAATTTTTAGCTGACTTACGTCCACAAGGTTTACCTGTTTTACAATCTACCCAGCCTTTACCTTTGTTACGAGAAAACCATTTATTTAAAGTTTCTTTTTTAGCCATTACTTTTTCTTTTTAGGTTTAGAGTGACCCCATCCTTTTTTCTTTAATGCTAAATGTTCTGCATAAGTTTTAGTCATTTTACTTTGACCTGATTTAGAGTACATCATGTGAGGTTTAAAAGATTTTTTACTTGCCATTATTTTTTACCCTTTGTTTTGTTTCCCCAGTTAGCTGCACCTACTTTACGACATTTAACTAGAGCACCTGATGCATACGCAGAAGGCCATTTTGTATAACGTGATTTTACTTTATGATAACACGCATCTTTTTTTGTTTTAGATTTTTTAGCTGCCATTATCTCTTACCAAATGTACGTTGACCAAACCAAAAACAAACGACAGCAGACCAGACGCTTGAGATTTCAGATGACCATACAAGAGCAAACATACCGTTATCAATGTGACCAAAAGCTAATAGGAATGTTAGTATCATAAACTCAAAGAATAACAGGTATGTTATTAATGGTCTAACTGAAGATGAAAGATTAACTACCCATCTACTAGACTTCATTGTAATCTTAGCATGTTCTTTGTGTAAGCTTTCTACTTCCCTGATAGAAGCATCAATCTCCATAAGCTGCATCTTCTGGTTGCCTAACTGTAGCTGATGCTGGAGTTGTTTATCCATCATCTCAAGCTCATGCTTCTGATCTCGCTTCTCTTCAAAGTATCCTAATACTTTAGGGATAATAGATGTGCCAAAACCTAAGACACTTCCTAATAACGATAACATTTTTTACTCCTGTTTAAGTTGACAATTATAATTTGGTATGATATTATATAGTATATACTTTAAAAGGGGGTACTATGGTTGATTATATTTTTAAAGAATCTGTTTTATTTTTATACTGGTTAGCAGCAATATTAAATATTTCTTATGAAATGATTAATGTAATTTTATTTATTATAATTACCCCTAGTTTAATTTTATTTCTTTTTATTTGGAATCTTTACCTTCGTCAAAATCAAAAAGATTAATATTCATTACTGGTCCTTCACCACTTTTAGGCATAAAGGTTCCTAAAAAAGCTCGTCCTGCTGTAAAAGGTGTTGCAGCTCCAGCCATTTTATTTTGATAGTTCCAATTCCATCGTTCATTAACAGCATTACCTTTTTCATCAATATTAACTCGTCCTAAAACAAATGCTGCGGTAGCTTTATTATCTTTCATGTAATCATACAGTTTACCCGGAGCTTTTAAAAGATTAAAAGCTGCGATAGCATATTGTGTAATCATATTAGGGTCAGCATTATATACCTTTACTTGTTCTTTTGCAATAGCAGAGCTAAACTGGTTATAATTTTTAATAGATCTTTTAGAACCTAATGCTTCACTACCTGCTGCAAGAGTTCTAGGGTCTAAATCAGAATTATCAATTTCTACATCAAATCCCATTGCTGTTAATGCTCCCCACATCATCATCTTAGGTAAATCATAATTTAAATTTTCATCTTTACCACCGAAAGCTCCTTGAATATCTGCTCCATATATAGAAGTACCATCTTGTGTTTCATATGCTTTATTATTAAGATTTAATATTTGTATTGGGTCATGCGGAATAACAGGATTAGGAATATTATTTGATTTTAAATCTTTAATTGAAACTGTTGTTGCTTTTTTAAATGATGGGATATTAGCTTGTGCTGATCCTATAGGATTAAATTTAGACAGTAAAGAACTTTCTTCAGGTTGTTGTGTATTTAAATTAATTTTATCTCCTATCCCAATTTTATTTACATCTTTAATTTGTGGGTTAAGTTCTTGTAAAGCAGAAACAGTAGTGTTATTATCTTTAGCTATTTGAGATAAAGTATCTCCTGATACTACAGTATATATGTCAGAACTTTGGGGTGGCACAAACATTTTATCTTCTGGTTTTAATGTCGATGCTTGGGCAGTACTAACAGGGTTAAGTGCAGCTACTACCTCACTTATTTTGTTTTTAAAAGACTCAGGTTTATCTTCGTAACCTTCAGAAAATAACTGTGCTTCTTCTCTGCGTCTACGTACCAAACCTCTTGAGACTTTACCATTTACTTTTACAAACCCTTCTTCTGCATCAAATGCTTCGTGCATAAAGTCTTCGATATGTCCTGCTTCAAGAGCTTTTTTGGCTTCACTCTTTCCCCAATTACCTGAACCCACATTATATATTACAGAAGTTAAAGAAGCTACTGCATTAGGGTTAGTATGTAAATCAGCTTTAATTAATGATGCTAATGCTATCTGTTGTGCCCATTCTGCATCTTGTATTAAAAGATCATTACCCTGTTGTCTTGTTAAACCTTTTTTCCAGTTAACATCTTTACCATTAATATTAATTATACCACTACTAAGTTCATCGGCAGTTAATTTATGTCCATAAGCAATAGAAGTTTCACTAGCCGATACATCATGGGAGAACCACCTATCATTACGTAGTCCAGCGTAACTAGAGTTTTCCCATTCTTGTATTTTCCCCCAATCTGTTTTCCCAAGCTCTTTCTTTTTATCTTCAGGGATACCTAGTAAAGTATTAAGGTCAAGACTTTTCAGACGTTCTTTAATATCATTGTCTTCCATACCAAGAGGGACAATAACATCAAAAGTCCCATGAGTATCATTAGTAATTTCTACTACTTCTGTAAAATCTTCTTGCATATTAAGTACCACTTACTTTGTTAAGTCTATTGTACGTTTTATATTTTTTTGATTTTGATTTGATTTATCTTTACTTTTATTTTCTTCTGTTTTAAAATATGGTTTAATTATTTTTTCTATTATTACTTTTTTAGCTTGATCTACACTAGTATTATCTGTAATAATAGAATTAAGTTGACTTATAGATCCTATTGTTTTATTAAATGCTTTAGCTTGTTGAACTCTAATTCCATAATTAGCATCTCTATTTTCACTAATTACTTCAATTTCATTTGTCTCTGAGTTTAATTTAAAACCAGAGCTTAACGAATTTTTGTCTTGTTCAAAAAATTCACTTGCGTTTTTAAGTGATTTGGTTAATTTATTTTGAGCTACAGTATTAATAGCTACTATAGCAGTTCTAAGTTCTTCTTTATTTTCAGCTTTATTATATAAAGTTCCTAATTTACTAGGAATATCTAAATTGTTTAAATGAGTTATTAGTTTTTCTTTATCCTCTTCTGATCTAGAATTATTATTTAAAACACTAGATACTGCTTTTACTATATTTACTTTTTGAGGAGCAGTAGCATTACTAAAATTTTTTAATAATGCTGTACCTGTTTGTTCAAACAAAGCTATTTCTACTGGGTTATCAAATGAAATTTTTTTATCAGTTGCAAACAATTCAAATACTTTAGCACCAGCTTTCTTACCACTTTCTCCTTCTTGGTTTTGAGCATTTAATAAAAATGATTTAAATTCGGGTAATCCGTTTAATAAAAACCCCATAGCTGCTCCATCTACACCAGATTGTTTTAATTTATGTATTGATCTTAAAAGAGGAGTGTTAAATATTTCAGCTTTAAGTAAGTTTTCTTCAAAGGCTACAATTTGTTTTAATTCTTTTCCTACTTTAACATCTTCCCAAGATGTAGTTCCTGAGAATGAAGTCATCATATTATCTATATCAGCCCTAATAAAAGCTAACTCACTTGGATTAATATTATACTTTAAACCACCACCTTGTGCTTCAGAATTTAAATTTCTATAAATTCCTGCTGTAATACCTCTGTTCATATCACGTATTTGTCTAGCTATAACAACTCTTTGTGGGCTATTTGGTTCAGTTTCCCCAAGTGAAGTTATTAATCTAAGTAAATTTTTTGAATAAGTTTTAGTAACAATATTTCGTGCAGATTTTAATTGATCTAATACGGCTGATCTTATTTGCCCACCTTGTGTTCCAGAATTTTTAGGTATACTTTTACCTATTGGACCTAATCCCCCAATCATTCCTTGCATTGTTTCATACTCTTTTACTGTTGCTGCTACATCTGGAGTTCCATTTGTTAACACTGGAGTTATAAATTTAAGAGCTTCTTTGTATTTATCTTGTAAAGATTTTACAGCAGCAGCTTGTGTAGTTCGTTGTGCTTGTGCTTCAGCAGACATAAAAGCTTGGACAGGATTAACTCCTAGAATATCATTACTTTCTTTTACTATTGCTGCTTTCATTGTTTTATTACCAGCATGTTGTGCTAATGCTGTAGCTTTTGCTTTACCAGCTAATAAAAATCTAAGTGTACTAGGTAATTTATTTGTTAAATTACGATTAGGAAATTTTTCTGCAGCCATTGCTTTAATTTCTGCATCAGATTTTTCTATAGCAATATCAGAAATATTTTTACTAAACTCTTCAGTAGTTTTATTTACTAAATAGTCTTGTGCCATAGTACCTATTTGGGTAGCTATTCCAAAACCACCAGTTATTAAGTTAGCTGTTGTTGTTTCAGCTTCAGTGTTTGTACTAAAAGGTAAAGCCTTAACTCTTGAAGTAGGCTCACTTACTACTGCACTTGTACCGAAAAATCCTGCTTCTTTAATAGCCATATCCTTATCCTACTCTTCTACTTTAGTTTGTGTTTCAGTGTTAAATATTCGATTGTATTTTAAAATAAGTCTTCCAAAAGATTTTTGATTTCCTTTTGTTACTTTGTTTAATACTTGATTATGTAAATCCATACGTTCATGTTCAGGAAAAACTCCTAAGAAACCTTTACGTAAAGTTGAAAATCTTTCCCATTGATTTTTAGCTTTTTCAATATTGTCTGTAGATAACTCATTCCATATATTTAATTCTCTAGCTAATTGTTCAACTACTTTTTTTCTAAATTGTTGTCTACCATGTATTCTTACTACTTCTCGCATAGTTTCTTGATTTACTTTTTCTGGTTTTTCAAATCCAAATAACTGTGCCCATGCTTCTATAGTACTAACTTCTCCATTAAGAGTATAACCTTGTTTATCTAAGTACTTTCCTGTTTGTAAAGCAAAAAAAGCTTTTTCAGCAGTGCCCCATGTTGAGACAACGCTACGTAAAGTATCTTTAGAAACTGACATATAAAGCTCCCACTGTGCTTTAGAAAGAAACTCAACATCAGCAGGGTTTGTTACTCTAATAAGGTCTGCTATACCTGAAGCAACTTTAGATATTACAGTAATACCTGCTGCATCTATTTTTAAAATTTCTTTAAAATCTCCTGTAGCAAGTTGTTTAGCTACTTCTCCAAACCCAGTATCTAATAAACCTAATCCAGCCCTATGATGTAAAGCTACATCAATATCTAATGATGCTAATAAAGCTTCAATAGCACCACCTCGGATAGTATCATAAACAAATTCTGGTAAAGGTTCTCCAAATTTTTCCTGATACATTTCATTAGCTACATCTGCCCATCGCATACCATGTCTTGAGCTAAGTGTTCCACCTACCCCATACATTCCTAGTTGAGCAACAGCCATTCTAAATCTTTCCATTGGTGTAAAATCTGTATTAAACACAATAGCTTCTACTGCCCTAGCTTGATAACTCCAAAACTGTGTAGGAACAGACATAAGACCTTTTTGATAGCCTGATCTATCTACCCTATTCATATTAAGTAAAAGAGTTTCAGATCTATCGACAATACTATCTATTGCTTCTTCTGTAACTTTAGCTTTAGGGTTAGCTTTTCTCCAACGTAAAGCAGCAGACATCGTAGCAGTAATTTTATTTATACGTTCTGTTTCTAAAAAGGGAATCTCCCCATAATCTAAAAATCTTTGTGCTACTTTAGAAGACGCTACCCCTCTTTCTGTAGCTTGTTCAACTAATGTTCCTGATTGCATACGCCATGTACCAGACTTTTGAAGAATCTGGAATAACTCTGTTACTTCTTCTGATTTAAGTCCTACAAATTTACCTGCTCCTTTTGCAAGCCATGCTAATGTTTGTGAATTTTCACTCATTAACATAAATCGCATAGGTAAAGCTAAAGCTGCGGCTCTTATTCCATTAACAGGGTCGGCTGCTGTAGCTAAAAAACTTGCCTGTATCTGTACTAAAGGTTGTCTTAGATTGTATAAGCCCATGTTTACCTGATATGCTGCTGCTCTCATAAATCTAATAGGATCAGCATTAGCTACATTTTCAAATGTTTCATGTTTAATTGGTAAACCAATTTTTTTAGATACTTTATTAAAAGTATTTGCTAACGGATAAATAAATGTTTCACTTAACCATTTTTCATCAGACGTTTTCATATTTAAAACAGATGTTATATATTGCCTATGTCCTTTAGCTTGATTTATTAATTCTCTTTCAGCTTGGGTAGCTTTAGCAAAGTCAATAAACTCAGGCTCTACAAAATGTGCAAAGTTTGTTTTGTTACTTGATGCTTCTGTTCCTTTAAGAATACTTCTATAAGTAAGAACAAATTGTTCTATATGCCTAGCTTTCCATTTATCTTTAGACATTATCTCTAAAGCTTTATCAAGAGATTTAGTTGCAGATTCTATAGGGTTTAAAACAGGAGCAAACTCTGTATCAATTCCAGCAAGTCTTTTTCCTCGTCTTCTTTTTGATTCCCATACTGTTCTATTAATTAAATTCTGTACTGTATTAGCTTCTTTAATACTTTCTGCATCATAAATAATTATACTATCTTCAGATATTGCTTTTCTTATAGAAGATAATTCTTGTCCATCTTTAACTGCTTCAAAAGGCATATTTAAATTTTTATCACCTACTTCTTCTATAAATTCATCAACAGTATTATACCTTCCTTTTGTAGCTTCACTCATTTTTGTATCTAAAGTACCTGTTCCTTTAGTTGCTTTATTTCCTTGAGACTCTAAAGCTACTAATCTACCAGCATTCATAGAATCTGCAAGTTCTATAGCCTCTTCAAATGTACCATTAGTAAATGTTCTAGACTTTAATACAATAGGAATACCTGCTTCTGTTCTACCTATACGTCCTTGCTTAACAAAATGAGATCCAGTGTATTCAATTCGCCCACCTGGAACATAAGGAAGTTGTTTTATATTAAGAGGGTTTACTTTAAGATCTGACGCACTACCTATAATATATTGTATAGGTTTAATAGTATCAGTATACTCAACCCCACCTAAAGAAACAAAAACATAACCTTGTTCTTTTAGTTCATCTAATTGGGTAGGAGACATTTCATCTAAGTATTTATTAGTTGTGACATCATAAATAGTTTTACCTCTAGGGTTTGAAATTTTATTAGTCTCAACTATTCCATTAAATGTACGTGGAAGACCTATATCTGTTGCACCCTTGTTTAAAACTGTTATAGATTTAAATCCTGCTCTTTGTAAACGAGAATACAAAGCTCCATTTGATATTACCCAAAGAATATCATCCATTCTACGTACAGCTTCATACGCTAAAATTTGATTATCGTTTAAATTATAACTATGTTTTAATTCAGAAGGGCTATACCACTTTTGTAAATTTCTACCTTGTTCTAAGACTTCTGCTAATGGTTTTCTTTCCCAAGGCCATAGTTTATCTACAAACTTAACAAGTTTTTTACCTTCAGCAAGTCCTTGTTCTTTTATCCTAAGAGTTTTTAAACCTGATATTCTAGAAGCATTATCTACGTAGCCACTAGGAGTTCCAATTACACTTCTAAACCCACTAATTTTTTTCATATCTTTATATGGAGTAATAAAGTCTGAAGCATCATCGATAGGTTTAACTATTTTTATAAAGTGTGCTCCTTGATCTTCTATTGAAGTTATTGTAGCCCCTTCTATTTTTAAATTTTTAGCATACGCTTTAGCTATACCTTCGTTAATAAAACCTTCACCCTTTTTATTTCCATAGTGTGTTGTATATGTAATTCCTTTTAAAGTATCTGTCACTTCATCTTTTAATTCTGTCGATTTAGCTTTAGCTATAGATTTTCCTGGTATTACATTTTTATATACTGCTCCTTCAAGGGTAATATCAATAGGAGTTTTATTAGCATCATTTAATTCAGAAACTACTTTTGCTTCATAAGTATTTGCTATTTTTTCTGCATCAGCTATTGCATCAACTTGGTCAATGTCTACAAGATTTTGAGCCATTGCTTCTATTTCTTTAGCTTTTTTAATAACTGTTCCTGAAACTCCTGCTGTGTTTCCTAACCCTTGTGGAGCAGTTGGACGAACAGTACCATTAAGAATTAAATCTGCTGCTTCTTCTGTTGCCTTAGCATCAACAACAACCTCTCCTTTTTTTACAGCTTGAGTTACATTTACTACTTGATCTGCTGCATCTGCTCGATTACCTAAAGGGATTGATGCAGTTGATAGTTTATCATCTAAAAATAAATTACTTATTTTTCTAGCTATTTTTGGTATTTGAAATGCTTTAAGAAGAGGTCTAATAGCTGCTCCTACAAACAATGTATCAGCAGCTTGCCCTACATTTTCTATAGCATAATCAAAAGTTGTATAGTCTGAAAGGTAGCTAAGATATATTAAAGCCATTACATCATTGCCTTGCCCTTCAGCCCAACCTTCTAGCCCTTCTAAACCTTCAGTTTTAAACTGTGCTTTATTATCAAAAAAGTTTTCTAAATCTTTTAAAGTTTTTAATTGTTCTTTAACAGACATTCCTTGAAATTTATATATTTGTTGTTGGATATCTTCGCCTACCCACCAATCAGAAAACTGGTCATCTTTAGTTTTAATTCTTTGAGAAAATCCATTAGCTACATAAAAAGGAATAAACATTTTAGTTATATCCCCAAGAGAATGTAGTCCTAATTTTGATGCTCTTTTACGAATAGCATGGGATAAAGCTAATTTAGTTGCAGCCATATCACTAAATACTTCTGATAAAGTTGGTGCTGGTATTTCGTTAACTGATGTATCTACTATTGTAGAATCTTTAATTAACCTTTCTTTTCCATCAGAATGTTGGGCAGCATTTTCTACTAATAGCTCACCTACTTCTTGGTAAGGTAAACTAAATGCGTCAGTTTCAGAATCATACGTATATTCTGTAACCATTTTAGTTAAATCAATATCTCCTTTATTAGCAGCTTCAGATAAAATATTTCCTGAAATTATCGAATCCCTTTCAAACTTTAAATTTAAAAGATCAGTTTTTATTTCCATCTCTTTACCAAATAAAGCAAGCTCATAGTATGCCCCAAACTTTTCTTTAGCTTCATCAGGAGTTAAATTACCTAGTCTTTGAGCAGCTAAAGAAGAAATAGTAGCTTCCATTTCTGCAACAGGAATAGGTTGTTGTTGCTGTCCTATTTCTAAAGGAACAAACTCAGATTCAAAAGCATCTATGCTTGTTCCTCCAAGATCTAAACCTTCTTCTTTAGGCTGTAACTCTTCAAATGTTTCTACATATTCCATTTATTATATCTTCTATAATTAAAATTATTAACTAAATATAGTCTGGTACATATCACTAAATTGACTTCTATTGGTAAATATACTACCCCCTACTTTACCTACAGCATTCCATGTATTTAACCTAGTTCCTGCATCCCTAGCTCTAGAAGCAAACATAGCTGCTCTTCCATAAAATATATTTTGTTGTCCAGTTAAAGATGCTGCTTGATTTAAATATTGCAGTCCAGAACTTTGTTGTGATATAATAGAACCAAACCCACCTCTAACAGAACCTTGAGCATTTTGAACAGTAGCATTAGCAATCGCTGTAGCTCTTTTAATCCTTGCTTCACGTACTAAATTAAATCTTTCCCGTCTTTCTCGTATTTGTGCTTTTTGTAATTCAAGTTCTCTAACTTTATTTTGTTCTGCTGCTTGCCTATCTAATGCTTCAGTACGATCTTTACCAGCTTTATAGCTTCCAAATAATCCAATAGCCCCAAGACCAATTCCTATAATACCTAGTATACTACTAAACATAACTATACCCTTGCGTTATCTGAAAACTCTATAGCCCAACCATAGATATCAAAGTCAAACCCTGATTTAGATTCAAACCTTAAAGACAATGCTCTGCCTTTACCTCTTACTTTATTACGTGTTATTGTAACAGGAAAACCACTATTAAAATCTAAAGACGTTGGAGTTTTATCATATGTTTTTAATATTCTATAGACATCTTGTGATCTAGAAAACTTAGAAGAATTACTATGATCTGAAAAATCCCACTTAGCTTGTAAGTAACAACTACTTGGGTTTTGTAAATCATACCCACCTGATCCATCACTTACATACCCTGTCTCTGTTCTTTTAGTATAAACTAAAACATGTGGTGCTCTTCTAAAGTTTGTTACATTACCTTCAAGTAAATAACCAGTTTCAAAATAACTATCAAAACTAATACCTGTACCATCTTTTGTTTTCCAATCTACAAAGTCATCGTTGTTAACTTGAGCAAATGTCCACTCAGATAAATTAGTTCCGGGTATTGCACATATAAAAGCAGTTGTTGTTGTACCACCTCTTAGTACTTCTACATCAGCAACAACTACTTCTGAATCACTCTGCCGTATTACAGTCTCACCATCAGATGCTTGAATAACTGTATCAGTTTGGGATACTGTAGAAATAGAAGGTAATGTAAATATACCAAAGATATAAGGAGCATTACTTACTAACTCTCCTACTGCCCAAGGATAAAAAGCTCCTGCTGTTGTATCAAAAACTAAAGCTCTATTAAATTTATAACGATAGTTAGTATCATTACCAGCAGAATTAAACATCCAAGTAATACGTCTAGTTACTGCATCATACGATCCTTGAGCATAAAGCTTAGAAACATTAGGAACTGTAGTATCATAGTAAGTCTGTAAAGTTTTTTCTGATAATGATTGTGCTTCGATACGGTCTGTAACTTCATTACGGCCTATACTATAAATACCCCTATCACTCCACCAAACAGGAGTACCTTCAACATCAACAATAGTTCCTTTACCTATTAAACCAACAGAAGATACATTGGAAACAGCATAATCAGTAGGAGAAAACCCTCCTCCAGCACTACCAGATACTTCCCATACACCATTATCTGCAAAAACAAGAAGGGATTCTCCAGTTACTTTTAGTGCTTTAATGTTACCAGCTTCAGGAATAATAATAACTCCCCCATCAGTAGCTATAAGATCACTAATTTTTTCTGAAGTAGGATCAGCTTCTTGGTAACATCGTCCTATTTTAGATTCATCTTCTATAATTTGGCTAAAGAAAATATGACCAGACATTGTTTCTTGTGGAGGACCACCAAAGAAAGCTCTACCAGCAAAAAAAGCAACAGATTCAGGACGAGTTGTTGTTGTTTCTACAGATATACCTGCTACCCCAGAAACACTAGACCTGTCTTTATTAAAAGGATCAAGAATAAAATGCCCTCTAGGTGCTAATGTATTACCAAAAAAGATTTTAGTAAGTTCAGCAGGGTCAAAGTTATCACTACTGTCTTTAGCTACCCACCATTGTTTATTATTTCCAGGGTATTTACTTTGACTAGAGTAATAAGTAGTTATAGGATTAGCAACAGTCCCACCTGGACTAACCCATCCTTGGTTTCTAAGGTTATAGTTATGTGAAGTACTTAAACTAGTAGGTTCTTCATCGATATCAAGAGCAGGACTTTCTGTTGTTCCATCAAAATCTCTAATTTTTAAACCAATTTCAGTATTAGTTATAGAATCTCCACTAGCATTATAAGTAACATAAAAAGGTTTTAGTTTTTTAGAAGTAACAAAAAGAAACCCTTTACCAAAAGCTACACTAACTAACTCTGAACCTACATCAGATGCTGCTGGTGCAGCAAATGAAGCTAAGTTTGTGCTGAAACTTTTAAGATTACCAGATACAGGTGTACTTCCAAGATCATAGTAATATAAATAAGTATCTACTTGTACTACTAAAAACTTTTTATCCCCATCACCGCCTACTTCATCCCACTCAAAACAACCTACAGCTTGAGTTTGCCATTTACTTTCAGCTAAACTTTTAGAAGTAAGAGTAGCAGAGGACTCATAATCAATACCAAGTCTTCTCCTTACATCTCCTTTTTTATCAAAGATGCAGTTTAAAGCATCCGATACACCGTTTTCAGGAAATGTTAAAGGAGTAGACTCTGTTACAAGACCACCTACAAAACTATTATATACTTTTAGACTGTTGTTTCTTGGCATTTGTTTTATACTTTAACTCTGGTCTAGGTTTATTAATATCGTAAGATACAGATGGTTGTTTACTTATATAACTATTTCCTGCTGCTCGTACTTCTTTAAAACTTGTATACCTTCCAGTTAATTCTTCAGGAAGTTGACCCCCTTCTTTAAAATAAAAGTGCATAAATCCATAAGGGTTTTTTCTTTTTACTTGTAGTTTTTTTCCTTTAGGTGTTACCCAATTAAGCTCGTCTACGATTTGCTCTTCCATAGTTACTCCTTCCATAACTGTTATATGCAGATTCAGATACATTATGTCTATCACTTTGCCAACGTATTTTTTGTTTTAATGCCATCTGTTCTGCTTTAGGGTTAGCTTGTTGGTTTAACTCTACGTGTGCAACAGATTTTACTTCATTTAATAATAAAGGAAATACATTTACATCAAGATCTGGAGTAAAAGTATTAGCCATAGTAAATGTTGGTTCTTGTATAGCCCATACAATAAACTTACTTGATTGTAAGGTACTGTCTACATCACTATCGTATGAATCAAATATTAAAAACTCATCATCAAAACTTGTATAAAATTCTGGAGCTTTATCTTTTCGTATTAGTACTTCTCCTCCATCAATAGTAACAGAAACAACATCACTATCTGAAGAAGATCTAGATAAAGTTCTTTGTAAAAATACTTGAGGCTCAACATAACTAATTATACTATAGTCTTTATCAGATCCTCCAGACTTAATAACATTATACCGAACCTCTTCTAATCTTTTTACTCCATCAGGAATTTTCATATGAGTAGGAGTAGCTGTAACTCCTAGTGCAGTTAACGTAACAAGTTTTCTATGTTCAGGTATTTCAATATTATTAATTAAATCAAAATAAACATCTCGTATAATATAAGCTACTTGTTCTGATTCAATTGTATCATCAAAACTATTAACCGTATCACTATCCATAGATGATAGTGTTCTTTGTACCATGTCAAGTAGTGTTAGTTTAGGCATTACCTTTTCCTATATGTGGGTGTGAACCGTTGTGCATTTTACTTATTGCCTGTATGTCTCTAGTATTAACATCAGTACGAGCTTGTAAGTCTTGTAATTCCCTGTTATGTTTTTCTAAATTATCTGGAGATAAAATACTACCTAAAACTTTTACTTGGTGATGTATAACAGCAGAAGCAGACTCTACATTATCTATACGCATATTAATATTTTCCAATTCTTTTTTTAAATGTTCAAGGTCTTTCATTACTCTTGCTAAATTAGACTTGACCATTTGAAATGACCCTGCTAATGTAGCAACAACAAATAAAAACTGAATAGCTTCTCGACTACCTAACTCCATTTAGATACACCCTTTGCAAGCGTAACTAATATAAAAATACATACCTAATACTACAACTATAATAATACCAAACTTACCAGACTCTTCTATTATTTTTTTCCATTTCTTTTTATTTTCCCAAGCAATTTCTTTAGCTTCTTGTGCTTGTTGTTTTAATCGTTCATCTCTTTCTTTAATACGTTCCTGTCTTGTTTTTATAATTGTAGTCCATGTATCTGCTCCAAAGCGTTTATTAAGCATCAAGGACATATTACGTATTTCTTTTTGTGCTTGTTTCTTTTCTATAATTTCAGCAGCTATTTCTTGTATACTTGTACCATCACCTTCTTGTTCACCTAATTTAGATCCTATAAATGTTTGCCACTTACCAGCAATACCTGATTTTGTTTTCTTTTTTTTTTCAGCAATCTTTTTATCAATGTGTTCTTGACCACTAAACACATTGTCTATGTGATGGCTAATCTCATGTATATCTTGGCAAGTATGTATTACTTCCTTAATACCTGTTACAGCACTCTTAACTAATTGTATACCAACTAATGTTTCTGTTATTACCATTTATTATTACTCATTTTTAACCCATCCAGTTGAGTTGTCTTCTTGATAAGCACTCTCGTTCCAAACGTAAGTTTTTTCTGGTGGAGAATGGTCACTAGGAATAGTGATTGGTGCTTGCCATAAATTATCTGAATTTAATGTCCAAGATGCGTAAGGTTGCGGAGAAATAAATGCGTCTTTATTTGCATCATAAGTATCTCCAATAGATGCGTATTTACCACGAAAACTATGACTGTAACTAGTTTGTTTCCAAGTACCTGACCCAACTAAGTTCGCAACGTATCCTTCTGATTCTGTAGACAAATCTGTTACATCATTATTGGAGACAACAATAACTCTTAGTACAACATTATTATCGTCTAGCTCTGCAAAATGTGCCATTATGCTTGGAACCTGTATCTAATTATTACAATTCCTGAACCACCATTGCCTCCAATAAATCTGGAAGAATTAGCTTGATTGTAATAACCTTCATCTCCACCACCACCGCCACCAGTATTAGCAGTTCCATTTACTTGACCAGCAGCATTGTGATCTCCTGAGTCTCCACCGCCCCCTGAACCTCCAGAGCCAACAGAACCTGAATTGTAGGGAGCACCACCACCTCCACCAGCGTATGTTACACTGCTACCTGTAATTGAATTTGCTCTACCATTGCCACCATCACCACCATTACCGCCACTACCTGCTGAAGCGTTGCTACCTGCTGCACCTGCACCACCTCCTCCACCACCAGCATAATCTGGATGGCTTTGAAACCCATTGCCACCATCATTTCCATAATGGGATGCACCACCATTGTCTGAAGCTGTGGAACTACCCCCACTGCCGGTAAGCTGGCCACCACCGCCTGACCCTCCATTTCGGCCATTTAATGCCCCGCTTTGTCCACCTCCTCCACCGCCACCTATGGAAGTAATTGAGAATCCAGTTGAATTAGAGCCGTCTGATCCAGCCTGCTCAGTGGAACTGGATGCAGTACCAAGGCCAGAACCACCAGCACCCACAACAATAGAATATGCTCCTTTTGTTGGAGTGTGACCTGATTTCTCCATCATAGCTCCACCACCTCCTCCACCAGACTGATGAGCCTTTCCACCAGAGCCACCACCACCAACGAGAAGTAGTTGTATATCAGAGTTTACTGTGCCTACAGAGGTTAGATTAAATGTGCCAGAACTCGTAAATGTGTGTACTTTGAAATCACCATCTGTCGCTACTGTATCACCACCAGTAGCCTCATTATAATCTGTCGGGGGTTGTCCTCCACCACCAAATCCTGAGAGTTGGTTTACTCCAAGCATTAAGTATCTCCACCTGTATCAGTAGTATAAAAAAGCTGAACCCCCACTAGTCTTGCATCTGAAGCGTAAGTATCATTCGATGTATCGGAAGCATCTCTAAAAACATTAAAAAATGTAACACCATCATCACTAGCCCCAGATAAAGTAATGTTGCCTGTTGTAGCCGACACCATTAAATCACCAGCAGTTGTAATATTGGCATCTTGTACAGTAACAGCAGTACCCATAGCAGTATCTAATGCTCCACTATCTACAACACACAATCCTTGAATACCCCAAACAACATTACCAGAATTAGAGTTTGAGTTAGTCCAGAAAAATCTAGCTGTAACAGTTGAAGCGTTCCAAGACTTGGGGAAAGAAACATTAAAAGTAGCTACTTCATCTGATGAACCCCCATCAAAATCAAGAACAGGAACAGTAATATTTGCTGATCCAGAATCAACTGAAGCAATAGCAGCAGAAGGAGCATTAACACTTACAGTCATAGCTTGTGCTGGAATCCAGATCGTGTGTAATCCTCCAGCCATTTTAGCTTCTGTTATGGCATCATCTGCAACCTTTGCTGTTGTAACGGCTAATGCATCAATACCAGCCGTACCTACTAAACCTCTTGATGGCTGTACTCCTAAAAATGGCATATTTTATTCTCCTAACTAGGTTTCGTAGGCCAAGTTATATCTTCCCATTTTGAAGGGTCAGATACTGTTGAAGGAAGATCTCTTAGATCTGTTCTATATTTCTTTCGGGCATCCGACATCGTTAAGTCACTGTTAGCCCACCAGTCAGTTTCTGCTAACAAAGCATTTCTTTTATTACGGATAGCTAACCAATCTCTTGCTTCTTTTCCATCTGCCCAAGCTTTTTCTTCTGCATCCCTTGCAGTTTCTTCCTCTGATGAAAAGGCTACATTACCAGCTTGAGTTGTATGATATCTTGCCATTGTATATTATCCTTATACTATTTTATTAAGTATGGGCTATACCCCAAACAGACATTCTTCCAGAAGCTACATTCCCACTACTAAATAAAAATTGCACTCGATCACAAGTAATTACAGACAGCCTTTGTGCAGTAATCATTGTCGGAAAAGGGTTAGTGCCATCGAAGGAACCCCCATACCCAATAAGTGATGGGTACATTGTAGCATCGGAAGGTGTCATTAGATAATACATCCCTATAAAACCTTCACCAGTGGCAGTCCCATGAGTTACACTTGTGTGTCCATTTAACATAATTTCATCTTCCGAAGCATCAGCGGTAGCGGTCACAGTTCCTCCTTGGGTATTGACACTTTGCCATTTATAATCGCTTGCACCAGAATCAACTCCCGAAGAATCGCCTAAACGTAACCAAGCGTATACTGCATTAGTTGCTGGCCTTATGTCAGAAAAACCAATAGCATATGCGTCATATGTACTTGAAATACCTGTTATAGTAAGGGATGCTGAAGAACTAGCCTCGGCGGTGCCAATCAAATTCCATGCACCTCCAACAACAGCAAAACTTAAATTACCACTACTATCTGTTTTCATAAATCCACCGTCAACAACAGAAGAAGGGTATGTTAATGTATAGCTTTGAGCAGCACTATGAGGCGGTGACTTAAGTTTAATACCATGACTATTTTGGCTACAATTTAATTGAATATACCCATCACTTGAACCATCGCCCTTTGCTTCCATTGATGGAACACTAGATGTTGAGATTAAATTAATTTTAGCTTCTGTAACAATATCATCTCCAAGATTACCTGTTGATAAAGCAGTCTCTGCTGGCTGTGATCCAAGGAAAGGCATTATGTTATCTCCATAAAGCTGAGTGAAATATCAATATAGTCATTGGCAGCAGCTTGAGCCGTTATGCTATCAGTCGTCTGCAATACTATCTTCTGCCCAGCAAAAACCTCTAGCGTAGACTTTGCAGGAATTTCTGTATCTTTTAAAAGATATACATTAGCGTTAGTATTCGGATTACCTCCTGCTGTATCCGACACCAAAATTACATCAATGTCTGTTGCCGCACTATGTCGATTACAGATTGTCATCCCCAGTATTACAGTTGTTGTACTACCGGGTACTGTATAAATAGTATCCGCTGAACTGTGGTCTACTGATGCTCTTGTTGCTACCTTAAATGTATTCGCCATGATTTCTCCTTTGGGATACTTCCCCCATTATTAATTAACCTAAAGCTATTGCTAAAGCTACCGCTGTTGCTTCAGTTACGTCACCATCATTACCAGTATTGCCTTTATCCCCTGTTCTAGAAAAAGATAAATGTACTGCATCACCATCTGAAATAGTTCCTACACTTAAAACATGAGTAACAGCTACTTTAGAATATGTAGATGCAGAAGTAACTGAACCAGTAACATTAAACATATGATAATTTTCTGGGGCTAATTGTTTTTTAATTACAATTCTTCCTTTAACAGTACTTGTAGAATCATCAAAAGAATCTACATAACTATTTATATTAGCAGCATTACTATCAACATCATCTATATAAACAACTGTAGCTGAAGAAGGTGTTCCATGATTTAAAAAAACTTTACCTGCACCTTGGTCGGTATCTGTAGTTGTTGATTCAAAAGCTAATTCAATTCCCTCACCAGAACCAGTAGCACCAGTAGACCCTGTATCTCCTGTACCCCCTTTGTCACCTGTTCTAATAAAATTAACTGTTACTGGATCTCCATCAGCTAAAGTACCTGCTCCAATCATATAATTTACAGGTATTTTAGTATACCCACTAGCATCTGTAACTGCACCATCTATTTCAAATACAGCATAGTTTACTGCTGATGCTTTTTGTATTACCCATATATAACCCCTGCTTGCAGTAGTAGTAGAGTTATCCCATGTTTGTACAAAGGTAGCTATGTTAGCAGAGTTTGTATCTACATCATCCATGTATAAAATTGTAGCTGAAGCAACAGCTGCATTAAACCAAACTTTTCCATTACCTTGATCTGAGTCTGTTGTAGTTGTTTCCATAGTCATACTTAAACCTGGAACTTGTCCAGTAGCAGATGTTAACTGTGAAAGATTTACTCCATCTGCGGCAGCTGTTCCAGCAGCAACATTAAGTATTTTGTTACTATTCATATCTAAACTAGCAGTCATGGTATTTGTAGCAGTACCATCCCTGCTAAGAGTATTTTCCATTGCAGTTTCTACTAATGCAAAGTTTGCATTAAGAGTATTAACAGAAGAAGTTTCGTTAGAAGATAATGAGGTAAGATCAGTAGTTGTTAATTTTGGCATTAGCTCACATCCAATTCAAAAGTTATTGTACCTCTACAAGATGTAGAGCTTGCTCCATCCGTAATAATTTCTATTGCTTGTCCTGCTGTTAAAGTTTTTTGACCACTTGGAGTAGCAGTATCTACTGTACCAGCAGCAGATCCAGAATGAGCTATTGTTATAGCTCCGTTAGTTACAGCAGTTCCAGCAATTTCAAAAGTTAACCCACAGTTAGCAGATGTAATAGCGTTGTTAATTGTTGAATGAATTTTAGCTATATCTCCTGCAATTGGAGTAACAACAAAATGAGAACCTGCTGTTGAAATATCAGGTATTGTATAAGTTAAATAAATTTTATTAAGATCTTTAATACTGGAAGTATTGACTGCATCTTTATCAACTTTTTCCCACGTACCAGATCCAGAACCATTAGCAACATACACAGTATTTGCAGAAGCTGTAGCTACACCTTTTGATTCATGTAAGGCTGCCCCTGTTAAATCTTTATGGTTTACAGTCATTATACTCTTCCAGAAAAAGTTAAAGAAGGTAAGGGAGAGTTATAGAAAAACTCTCCCTCACTTATGTAATTAAGTTAGTTTTGATCTCTGTACTTAATTACAAGGTCGGCTACACCAGCAGTAAAAGCAGCCGTACCATACTTAGCTGATACATACACTGGTCGGTCACTTGTTCCTGCTATCGCTGCGGCAGCTGATCCAACTAATGCACCATCACATGCTACATGATCTCCGATAGCATCAATAGCAGTCTTAGCTATTGTTGCATCAATACCATCAGCATCATTTGCTGAAAACGTACCATCTCCATCATCGTTCATAAGACCGATAGTCAAAGTGGCAGAACCACCAGACGTAAAAGCCTCAGTCACATACAACGTAGCTGAGATGATATGTGCTCCATCAGGAATACCCACAGTTGGATGAGTTTCAAGTGGAACATCACCAGTAGTAAGAGCAGTACCAGTAATAGTAAATACTGCTTGTTTTTCATCACCCATTGTAGATAGGTGTCCTTGTTTTACAGCAGCTCCTTTCTCTAATCCAAATCGGATATTAAGACCATCACTGTTTGTGTAAAATTCATTTGCAGACATGTTATATCCCTCCCTTAAACTTGGTCTGTGTCACTAAGAACACAAACAAGATTTTCAGGACGATACAGTTTTACGCCATACCGAGCAGTAGTAACATACTCTTCCCTTTGGAAGTCTTTGTTATACTCTGAGTCTACTTGAGGCATCTGTCTCCAAGCACCTACAAATGGTAGGACATCTGGCGAAGCTGAAAAGAACATATTAGCTTTACCAGCAGCAGTCGTAACTGAGTCAACTGTCTCATTTGCGTCTGCTAAATAGTTACTGGTATATACATCAAAGCCATATACGTTACTAATAAACTTCATACCTGTAGCAATTCCTGAACTTACAATGCCTTCCCAACGTGGGTTATTACTAATGTTAGAAATATTCGTTAAAGTATTAATCGTATACTCTACCGAAGGATCAACAATAGCAATAAGATCTGTGTCAGGTACGTTAGCTTTTTTAAGAGAATAACGTGCCTTTGCAAAGTCAGCCACAGTAAACACTTCATTCGTACCTGAAGCAACAAAACGATGTGGAGCACCGTTAATATTGTTTAGGTCTGCTGAAGTTTGTTCAGACTCTAGTGCAAGTATCTTTGTTTCTACAGCTTCTAGAATTGCTCTAGCCTGTTTAGGAACAAAAGCTGATACAAGTTGGTTCATCCAAAATGAATCTTGTTTGTTTTTATTTGTAATATAATGACCCGAAGACTTGTACTGATCGATTGTAAATTGGAATTCACCAGTATCAAGAGCACGATATTTAACTGCCGTATCTTCTACGTAGTCATCAACCTGTGCTTGACCAATCGAAGGTATTGTAAAAGTTGTACCATCGGGAAATTCGGACATCCAATTGACGTACTGTTGTGCCTGAAGTTCATCTTCAAGCACTTCTTTCAATTGGCTTGACCATACTTCAGAACGTATCAGATGTTCTGAGTTTCCTGTAATCATCGCCATTTAAAGTTACTCCTATTAGTTAGAATTATAAAACCCTTCCGGGCCTTTCTCTTTTCTCATTTTAAACATCTGATTCTGTACTTCAGGACTAAAGTATTTTCTAGGATTACTTTTACGTAATGCTTCAAAAGATTCCCAAGTTCCTTCAGCAAGTATTGAACCAGCATTTACTTCTTTAACAGCTTGAGTATTTGTCGTACTAACTGTTGTAGTCGGAATTGTCGTTTCCGATTTTTGAGATATACCTAGAGTATTAAAAAAAGCATTAGGACTTTTAGCAGCTACCCCAGCTAGGAAATCAACAGACAAATTTAATTCTTGAGCTTTTGTTTCAAGAACCTCTTTGGCTTTTTCTGCACCATAGAGTTTTTTCATTTGACTATCAACTTTAGTTAAGTTAGCTGTAGCTTCCTTTTGATTTTCTTTTTCATCTAAAGTACTAGAGATAAGCTTGGATAAAGCTTCTTCATCTAACTTAGGAGTGGTGTTCTCCCTAGAAATTTGATTTGCTTTTAATGTTTCCTCACGTTCTCTCTTAATTTCCGAGAGTACATCTTCAGCATTTAATCTTTTGTCAAGCTCTGACCGAAGTTCCTGATTCTCAGTTTTTAGTTGTCCTATAAAGTCGTCAGCATTAGAATACGCTTTAGCTAAAGATTCATTATTTTCGTACTTCTTTCCCTCCCCTACTAACGTAGTTAAGTGTTCATTACTGATAACTGGTTTAGATTCCTCTTGTTGTGGTTGTGAAGTTTCGTTTTCTTTAAAGATATTTTCTTCAGCCATTTGGTCGTATCCCTTTCTTTAAGTCTGTCAACTTTAAGATTTCACGGTACGCACGTAGTTGTCCTATGCGATCCGCTTGTTTAAATGCCCAAGACGCTGTTTTATAATCTTCAGCACTTGGACACTCTAGTTCTACAATCTTTTGATTAACAATGTCTGTTAACCTTTCTAAAAGATTTATAGAATTTCTAATATAACCTTCAAAATCTTTTCTATCTTTCTCATCTTTAAAATGAGAATACCATTTTGAATTAATGTTACTCATATAATACTATTATACCATAGTTTCTAAAGCTTGTCCAGTTATTTCTTCTTCTTCAAAAGCTTCTTGAGAAGCTGCTTGTTCTTGTTGTAATTGTGATTGCCCTGCGTTTAATAATTGTTGTGTTTCTAATTGTTCAGCTATTCTAATATTTGGTTGAACAAGTTGAAACTTTTCTATGTTTAAAAGTTCTTCTACTACTTTAGCTACCTGTACTCCAGAGATATGTACATTAACTGAAGGATCTTGTCCTACAGCAGAGTTTAATAAGTTAAGTACATTTTGAAACTGATTAGCTTTAGAAGCAAAGTGCCTAGCTCCCATAGGTCTAATCTTACCTCTAGCTGCTAAGTCTTCTGGAGTTATTGTTTCAAATAAAGCTACACCATATTCATCATCAACAATTCTAACAATATCACTTATATCCATGTTACGTCTAGCTAACTCAAGCATATCATTTAACAAAGGTTCAAGAAAGTTTCTTTCAAAGTATGCAACTTTATTTTGGAATACTCTTGATGCTGCATTGTCTAATGTCTGTACTTCAAATGCAGTCTTTTCCCCGGGTGTTCTTATACCCATTGCTTGTCTAGGAGCACCAGCCATTTCTTCCATTTTATTTTCTAGAAGTTGTATTTGCATATCAGCATTAAGAGCCGTAGTATCTGGACGCATAAATTCTACATCACCATCTTCACCAACATAAATTTTTTCACCTGGTCCATAATTAAAATCTTCTACAAATCCTTTGACTTTTACTACAGGATGTGCTATAAGATCAAAGACATCAGCTTTTAAATTTTCTAAGTGATCTATTCTATACTGCATACCTACAAGATTATCCAGTGGCCCCATAGCCATTAAGTTATCAGGACGTAACCTCCAACCTGCATGGCGTATAGAGTTACCTCTCCAAGATGGATTAGGTATTTTACGAATAACATGGGTACGATCTACTATAGTTATGATATGGTTTTTAAGTAAAGTACTTGTAGCTATATCAAAGATATCTCCATGTAGTTCAATTAACTCTACATAGCCTGATTGATAATAGTCTAGTATACTCCCAAAACCATCTATTTGATAGCCATCAGTTTTATGTATATCATTAGATGTTAAACCAGCTACAGCTTTACGAATGTTAGTAATTTTTTCAAATACTTTTTCTAGGTATCCGTGTTCAGGATGATCCTTTATATCTGCTGCAACTTCTCCTAAAGATTTAATAGATCTTATAATCTTAGGTGTTAACTCAAAACTTTCTGCTGTTGGATTAATAACTATATCATAAGGAGATACTCTAGAAATCTTTGGCCCAACATAACCAGGGTAAATTTCTCCTGTCTCTTCATCTTCTCTAATTTCATTAATGTATTCTGTAGTCGCAAATACATTACCGTAATCAATAAAATCATATACAAGTCTACTTACATCATTAATAAAATTACTTTGTCGTAATTTATTTTTCATATAAGCTGTAATTACTTTTCTTTTTGCTTCTGCTTCAGAGTCTTCATCATCTCCTTCCCATAACATCCATTCATCATTAGGAAATAATGCAGCCATATAGTTAGCATGTAAGTTATCCCTGATCTGTGTTAACTTAGGAATTGTTGTAGAGTTTTTCCAAGGCAAAGAAGAGTTAGTTGTTTTACTTGTATCTGTAGCAAAAAGATAATTACGTAACTCTTTCTTTTCTTCAGTCCAAGTGTTCCTATATCTATCGTAGTCACGGTAACGTGTAACAATAGCTTTAGCTAAACTGTCAGGAGTTCCAAGGTATTCTTCAAAATCTAAAGTTCTACCAGCCATTTAAAATACTCCAAAAGTAGGAGAGTCTTCAGCAAGAGCAGAACTATAATCGTTACCACCTCCTAACTGTTGTTCTTGATTTTTATTTTTTTCTCTTCTTAATCTATCATTTCCTGATGAACCTATTAATGTCGGTGTATTTTTACCTCCACTTATTGTTTCCTTTGATGCAGTAACAAAAGCTTTAGCTTCAGTTGCTTTATTAATTGATCTTGCTCTTTGTTCAGAAACAACACCTCTTCTTGCTCCTAAAGAAATTAATGTTTGTACATCTGTATTTTTAGCCATCTCTTCTTCTGTTCTCATTGCTTTGTCTATTGCTGTTAGTCTATTTTGTGCTTCAGCTTGTACCGCAGAAATCTGTTTAGATGCACTATAGTTTATTGCAGAAGCTACCCCAGCACCAGGAACTACCGCTGCAACAACCATACCCATTGGTGTAGTTGGATCAACAAAACTTGTGAAATCTTTTGCTGCTCTACTTTGATCCATTGATCGACTTAATTGTGTAGCTGTCATATAACTAGGATCAGTATTTACTGATGTTGATTTTATTCCAGTGTCATCCCCTGTCTGTACTTGAGGAGTTAGTTTAACTTTAGCTAATGGTCCTTTAGCATTTTTTTCATCCCTAAGATTTGTTGTAGGAGTAATTTCCCCTACTCTTCTTGGTGGACGTAAATACCTATTTGTTGTACTTGGGCCAACTTTTTCTACGTCATACCCTCTGTTTACAAGTGAAAATCTACTAGCCATATCTTGATGCTACCCCTCCAAATCTAGAATGATATACAATGTTATTTCCTTTCCGAGATAATACTCCTGATGCTGTTGGTATCTTAGCAATCTCTATAGCAGAAGATAACGCATCTTTTATATCATCGTGTGGAGGATGTACCTGTATTAATTCATCTTCTAACAATTGACAGTTACCTCCTTGGTAATGCCAGATTGATAAATTTTCATATCTAGGATCAAGTACCGCACCGATCCTTTCTTCTTTAGAGCCTAAGTGTCGAGTAGGACTATGCTCATCTATAGATAAAGCAAGACCATAAGGACGTATGTAAGAATCTTTTAATTCTTGTACTATTGCTTTTTGTGCTGCTGTTATCTCTGCCCTTAATTTTCTAAATCCCCAATACTGATGTAGTCTAAGGATGTGTTCAAAGTATTCTGATATCTTTTCAGTTTGAAATCTCTCGATAGCCAAAACATAATAGTTACCATCTGCATTAACACCGATAACTACTATTGCTGTGTAGTCTGAGCGTTTCTTTAGTGAATATGCAAAATCCACCGCAGCAAATACATTTAACCTCTTATCTTTATGATACCACATTCCACCCTTACTTGTCAAGTATTTTTTATCATAGTACTGAAATAAATCATAATTAATCCTTGACCCATCTAAAGAGTTAGGATTGTTATAGTACTGTGATTGGAACTGTACCTTATCTAAATACTTGGCACGTTTCTTAGCCAGTATTTTTCTATCAAACCCAAACCACTTACCATCACTACGTTGTTGTCTAGGCCACAAAAACTCTCCTGTTCCATCACCATTATCCTCTGTTTGTCTTTCAAACTTTTCATAAACAGGTTCATAGTCTACAACATTTCCTTCTTTGTCGTACACTTCTTCTTGCATTTCAATTAAACTGTTATATAAATCTTTAGGGTGGTAACGTGTACCAACAATCCATTCTTGTGCTTCACCGCCTTCGATAGAAGACAATAAAGAATATTGACTAATAACTTTATTGCGTCCTTCGTTTGTGTATGCGTTTTCCATAACAACCACATCATCAAGAACAGCTACATCACAATGTAGTCCAGTAATACTTGTTGTTAACCCTGCTGTAAAGATTGAAGGATCTCTAACACCTTCAATGGCCCGGAGTGGATGGTCCAGTTCTATTTCTGTGTTTGTCCACTTAGCCCTTTTACCTTCTTCGGGTAAGACCATATCAGGCCAGTACCTTCTGTAAATCTTAGAGGTAAGGATATCTTTTATAAACTTTAATTGTTTTTCTGCTAGATTAGATGTACTTGAAATATAAAGTACACGATGGTCAGGGTGGTTAGTTAAATGCCATGCAACCCGGTATGCAATCATTCTGGACTTCTGGTGATCTCTAGGGAGTAAGACAAGCTGGTGGGACTTTGCTTCCTGTCGTACCCACCATCTGCAAAGCTCCGTATGTATAGAACCTAATACTGTCTGAGGTGACACTAGTTTTATAAAGGTAACTAGGTCACTCTCAGCAGCTATTTTAATTTCAGAAGAAGACACAGTTAAGCATACTTGCTCATTGGTTTCTTTTTCTTTTTAGCTTTCTTTTTAGCGTTAGCCATCATAGACATTTTACCTTTTTTACCGTATGCGTTCTTATCGATTTTTCCGTTTTTACCTGGCATTATTTATCTCCTGTGTTAACTAGTTGTAAACCTATTCTTTCTGCATCAGAATCAAACTCTTCGGCTAGTTTAGCTTGTATTTTTTTCTCCTTTTCTATTTCAATTTTTGATGGCCGCCCTCTGGAGTGTTGCCTTTTCCACTCTCCAGTTGCTAAAAACTTTGCTGCATTAAAAGAAGACTTGCCTGATACAGCTTCATTAACGATAGAAGACATAGCTTTAGACCGTATTTTAATTTCTAATTCTTCCTGCCACCCTTTAAGATACGGTTTAAGTGCATTATTATTTTTAATCTTTTGCCATTGATCCCAGCTATTAAACGCTTTGATAGCAAAATTATATTCTGTAGGATCATTCGAATCCATGTAAATATCTTTAAGACATGGAAGGTCAGATGTTTGTATATTTTTAAGAGTATATAGTGGATTGAAATCATCATTTGGTTTCCTCATATAACTAAACTCATGGAACAACGATTGAGTTCTATACCTACCCATTTTATCTTTGTATGGTCCTGTTACCATTTTTTACAACTCCAGTATCTTGCAGTAAGTTTAGACTTAGCTGTATCACATTTATGTCTTGCTCTAAAGCTTTTTCTACGTTTAGGGTTATTCTTTTTAATTGTCATGTTAGCATCACCAAACCTAATTAGTTTAATTGTGCTTCCTTCTTTAGCTAACACAGCAAATTTTTTGCCACCCTTTCTAGAGTTTTTAGGTTTATTATACCCAGAAAACTTTTCTCCTGCACGTTCTACAGCCACTTAACTTACTCCATATCTATTGTAGATTTACCCCATGCTTTGTTGTTTAATGCTGGGGTTTCTTTTGTCCAGCTTTTTCTCCATAGCCAAGAATCAAAGTATCCAACCTGCTTGGTTAACCAAAGAATAAAAGGTGTTCTCCAAAAAGAACTATATTTTCTCATGCTTCTACTCCTTTAGTTTGTTTTGGAACAGGGTTAATTGGGCTTTCTAAAACTCTACCATCTTCAAAAATACTCCACATAGTAGAAGAAGCTAACTTCCATATACTAACTGAAGAGTTAGCATGATCCTTATAACTTTCTATTTTTTTTTCTAAATGAACTAATAGTGGAGGTCTATGTAAGCCGCAGTTACCTTTTATTATTTCTTGTTGTAAAATATTTCTAGCAAGTTGTATAGAGACTTTATCAGCTGCTGCAATCTTTTGTACTGATTTTAAATTATTACAAGACATAATTATTATACCTGTATACATATATTGTGTTACATTATGATGTAACTGTTTAGATTGAACAGATGTAATAGTTAAAGAAGTAATAAGAATAATAAGAATACTAAGTAACCTCATAGTGATGATACCTTTCTGTTAAAACATTCTATAGTTATTATATCATATTTTACAAACTAAGTCAATCTATATAACCCCCGATCTATAGAATTTCTATGAGATAATTTTTTGTTACTTGAAAAAAGAGCAGGGGAGGGGCTACACCCCTTGATAGTCCCTGTCTATTACTCCATAGGTTATGACTATCACGCATTGTCATAGGCAAAATCTATTTAGACATAGTACAAATCTATCAAAGTCTCTCATAGACAAACTCTATTGCTCCATAGATTTAAACTATCACCTTGTTTCTATACATCTCATGCAAGAACCATGCCAACCACTACCCTAAGTTATTGATATGCAAGAACTATGCCAACTATACATCTATGCAATTATCATGCCAAGTTTTACCCATGCAATAATCATGCCATAACCTTTCATTAATCATAATTATCAATCATAGTTATAATCTATTAAACCCCTGGTTTTGATAAATTTTATCTATCAAAAAAACCAATGTAATATTTTGATAGTTATAATCTATTAACCTTTATAATTTAATAGATATAAAGTTTTAAAATAATGCTTTTTTTACTTGATTTATAAATTTACTTAGTTTATAGTTATTATATTGAATGGTTAAAGCGTGTTCTATAACGCTTACCTAAACTAAAGAAAGGTTTTTATCATGGCTAGATTAGGCCGTAGAGAGAGGCAACAATTGCGTCAATTGAAGAAAAATGGTGCAGTAGTTCTAAATGGTGTTGTTTTAGAAAAAAGAGAGAATACTTTTGACCAGAAAAAAAGTCTTATTAGATGTTCTGGAAATATTGACCCATTCTCAATTAAAGCGAGTTCTCTTAAATGGGAGTGGAAAGCTTACCTTTCACCTAGAAAAAAGGTAGCTTAATAGACTGTTAAGCAGTCTATTGAGATAGGTTTTTTCTATCAATTAGAAGTAAATAACATAATGCTGGTGTGTTTTAAACCAAGCAATGAGAGACAGAGCAGAGCAGATTAGCAACCTGTAACGTGTTTGGGACGCAACCAGTGTGCTTGGAATGCAACAAGTGCGTTTTCTTTGCTCTCGCTAATGAATGATGAAGCGTTTAGTTTGTAGGAATTACCCTGCTGTATTTTACGATGGGTGAGGTGTGACAAATATTGAACGTGAATTCTAGCATTATGTTTATATATTCCCATATTACAGTTTTAACAAGCGTGTTGCACACTCTCTAAAAATAAGGAGTATGTAACGTGAAAATAAAAAATGTAAGTGAATTCCAAAAAGTATTAGCAACAGGTGTAAAACAAATTACATCTGGTAAGAATAACATTTGGATAGCGTCATGTTTTGCTATCCAACATTACAACGATCATGGGGATCATGGTTGTTTGAATGATGTTTTAAATGCTTTAGGTAAAGGTAAAGCAGAAGTAGGACAAAAAGCGTTTGCTTCATGGGTTGAATTGTACACAGATCAAATGTACTCTCTGCAAGATAAAAAACTTATTAGAGTAAAGCGTGATGATGGTGTTGTTGCTAACGTAGCGGAAGCAATCAAGAATTGTTTCTGGGACAAGGTAGCAAAAGATCAATCAATAACTCATTTCGATGCAGATGATTTTTTCAAAAAGATTGCAAAAGTAATAAAGTTTCATAGTGATGAAACAAAATCAAAGGGTGATGAACACGCTATGGAAGCAGTATTAAAGATGAAGAATTACTTCAAAAGTACTGCACCCCATGTAACAATTAATTAATTTGAATGAGTGTGTGACACGTTTGTTTAAACTGTAAACTAAATGGAAGGAGTAAACTATGCCTACACTGGATGAGCGTTTGCGGATGCACGATTTCCTTATGGAAAAGCATAACAAAACAGGTAGAAGTCCTATGGAGTTAGCTGAAACACCAGCAGGGCAAGAGATGTTGGATACTATTTGTGAATTAGTTGCCCATGATATGCAATCTTGGGAAGCTAAGTAGTTGAATTGATTGAGCTATTCAGAAAAAGATCCCAGTAATGGAAGGAGTGTGTGTTATGTTAGAAATATTATTAACAACAGCTATAATTGTATGGTTGTTGGTTGTAATCGTTATCACTATGCCTTGGCGTTGGTGGTAATTTTTCGGAAGGTTAAGTAGTTGATACTATTGAGCTATTCAGAAAAAGGTATGAGTAATGAGAGGAGTGTGTTATGGATGTAATTATTATACTATTATATGTTGTTATAGTAGTAGTTTTTTTATGGGCATCGTATCCACCATTTAAATAGAAAGGAGTGTGTATAATGTGTGAGTATATTGAAGTTGACTGCGATTATTGCGATGGCACTGGTATTATGGAGCGTGTCGATCGTAATGGGTACTATGAAATCTACTGTGATTATTGTTATGCTAGTCTTGGGAAGGTAGATAAATCAATGTGTGAAGGGGAGGACGAATGAAAATGAGTGAGTTACTAAAAGAAATCTTGACAGGATTTTTTATGTGTGTTATTTTTTTATTAATTTGTATAGTATGGTGAAAGGAGAATACAATGAGACAAAAAGACGTTATTATCATGAAAAATAAAATTATAGAGTTGGAGAGAAACATTCGTGAATTGGAAGAGCAACGAGTGTATTTATCTAAACGTATAAAAGATTATGGTGATTTAATTGCATTGTACAAAGAGTTAAGAAAAGTACAAGAAGAACATATAAAATCTTTAGAAGATAAGGTTAATTATCTTCATGTTCACCATGAAATACCATGATAAAAATAATACTTGACACAACATATAGTAGGTACAAAGGAGATAGCTATGGTAGCACCAATAAAAGTTAGAAGGATGGGTGAATGGCAGTTTGAAATCACTCAAGTTGCAGAGAATAATACATATTATGAATGGTTTCAATCGTATGATGTATTAGTTGGTAAGAAAAAATATGTTAGTGGTGTCTTAACAGATACCTATTTAGATCCTACTTACTGGGATTATAGTAAGACAACAGGAAAGTATAGAAATATTTTTCTGAATGAAAAGAAAAAAGAAACTGAAGCTAACCTTAAACAAGGTAAGTATAAATTAATTAATTTAAATTAATAGTTGACAAGGTTGAGTTGGCTATGATACTATATAGTTATAGGAGTTATAAATATGAGATGTTATATTTGTAATAGTTTATTATTAACAAGAGAAATAATAATAAATAAAACTACAAAAAAACCTGAACCATGTTCAGATTGTATGAATAAATCATTAGGAGATGATTTCTTACAGTATCAAAAAGGTAATGAAATCCAAGATGGTTCTTACTTGATTCCTTTTATTGATACAGCAGATGAAAAGGATTGACTATGAGAATACACTCTGGTTTCGATGGGTGTGGTACAGGATATCAAGCTCTTAAAAATCTTGGTATTCCAGTGAGTAGGTACTATGCTAATGAGATAGATAAACCTGCAATCTCAATAGCATTAAAGAACCACCCTGATATAGTACAGTGTGGTGATATAACCGATCAGTACCCACCCAATAACATAGATCTTATGATAGCAGGATCACCTTGCCAAGGTTTTTCATTTGCTGGTAAACAACTAGCGTTTGATGACCCAAGGTCTAAGTTATTTTTTGAATGGTACAAACTATTTGAAAAAGTAAAACCAACATGGTTTCTCTTTGAGAATGTTCGTATGAAACAAGAACACCAAGATGTTATTAGTAGATATCTTGGGGTACAACCTATTGAAATCAATAGTTCTTTAGTCTCTGCCCAGAATAGGAAGAGATTGTATTGGACTAACATACCAGTGACACAACCTGAAGACAGAGGTGTTGTCTTACAGGATATCCTTGAGAATGGTTTCTCTGATAGGAATAAGTCTCACTGCATAGATGCTAACTACTTCAAGGGTGGCAATCTAAAGTCATACTTTGAAAAGCATAGGAGACAGTTAGTCTTTAGTAATGAAGGGCTATGTCATGTAGGTGATGCTAATCTTAAGGGTCATGACTCAATCAAGAGAGTGTATCATCCTGAAGGTAAAGCTCCTACCTTAACAACCATGCAGGGTGGGCATCGTGAACCTAAAGTATTAGCAAACAATACAACATGGAGAAAGCTTACACCCATCGAATGTGAAAGACTACAAACCTTACCTGATAATTATACTGAAGGTGTAAGCAATACCCAAAGGTATAAGATGTTAGGTAATGGTATGACTTGTGCAGTAATAGAGCATATCTTGAAAGGATTATTATAATGGATATGAAAATAAAAACTACTAATAATATTTTAGTACCTATGAGTGGGGGCAAGGATAGTACAGCTTCTTTAATTCTTGCTCTTAATAATAACCCTAAAGAAAATATTGTTGCTGTCTTTAATGACACTGGATGGGAGCACCCATTAACTTATTCGTATTTAGAATACCTAAAAGAAAGATTAGGTATTGAAATTTATAAAACTCATGGTGGTAAACGTAAGGATGGGAAGAAGGCAGAGACTTTACCTGAATTAATTAAAGCACAAGGAAGATTTCCTTTTGGATTAGGTAGGTTCTGTACTACTCACCTTAAACAGTATGCTTTAAGAGATTTTTATAAGAATAATATTTACGATGGTGAAACTACATATGAGTTTTGGTTTGGAATGAGAACTCAAGAGAGTGGACAGAGAGCTAAAAAGTATGGGGATATAACAGGGTTAGATGTTTATGATATGGAAGATGTATTCCCTAGACGTTACAATAAAAAACTTAAAGCTACTATTAAGGTACGTTTACCAATTGTTGATTGGTCTGAAGATGATGTCTTTAATTATTTAAAAGATAATGGAGTTAAAAGAAATCCTTTATATGATGAAGGAACTAATGATAGGGTAGGATGTTATCCCTGTATGTTAGCAGGTAAAAAGGTTCAGCAACGTATGTTGAATACAAAAGTTGGACAAGAGCGTTTAAAAATAATACAGCAATTAGAAAAAGACACTGGTACAAAGTATGAAATGTTTGATACAGATCAAGGGTCATGTGAACTATGTAAAATATAGAAAGGAATATAAAGGATGAAGAAAACTATAATGCAAGAACTTGAAGATGCTCAACGAGATGAGTTGAAATCAAAACTAATTGTGGTAGGTTTTGGTAGTAAAAAGAAAAACCAAGACTTCAAAGATAAACTTGTTAGCCAGTATATAGAAGCTGAAGGATATAATAAAAACTTTAGGAGAAAGACATGAACTTTATGAAACTTGTTGAAGATAAACCAGTTCCTTATTGTCCTAAGTATGTGTTTACTGATGTACCTAATGATGATACAGGTAAGGCATTTATATTCTTTGTTAAAAAATATCTTAACACAAAGAGATATAAGATGCGTATAAGAGGACAGCATCTTAAAGAGGGTCTTAATTGGAAAGAACATAGGTATGGGCAGTCAATTAAAAATAGTAAATCATTACGAGTATATATTGAGGAGAAGTAAATGAACTATAAAAAGTTAGATAAACGTCAAGCTAAAGTTTACCCTAAAATGTCAACAAAAGAAACACGTATAACTGAAACAGAATTACGTAGACGTAAGGCTGTCTTTTATAATTGGAAGGAGCAGGAAGTTAATGAAGAGTGAATCGAATACTTCTAAAATGGTAGGGAGATATTCATGTGATGTCTGTGGGTCTTCAGATGCTAACACTCTGTTTGATGATGGTCATATGTTTTGTTTCTCTTGTAATAAATTAACACAACCACCAACTGATAAGGTAAAACCTATTATGCAAGCACAAATAAATAGAAGCTTTGAACCTTTACCTGATTTAAAGGAGACAAAGGTAGGTTCATTACATGATCGTAACATAAAGAAAGAGACATTAAAATTTTATGATGTTCGCTTGGATGTACGTGATAAAGTAGTAATAAAACATTACTATCCTTATACTACAAAAGATGGGAATATTATAGCGTATAAGGTACGAACAGAACCTAAAGATTTCTTTGTTAAAGGACCAATAACCAAGGCTACTTTCTTTGGGGCATCAAAGTTTTCTAGTAGCGGTAAGTATCTTACAATATGTGAAGGGGAGATAGATACAATGGCAGTATACCAAATGATGGGAAGTAAATACCCTACTGTTGGAGTCAGGTCTGCTACTTCTGCATACAGGGACGCTAAGAAAAACTACGAATGGCTCGATAGTTTTGATAACATTATTATTTGTTTTGATAATGATGATGCAGGTAAAAATGCAGCCAAGGAAGTTGCATCTTTATTCCCTAAGAAATGTAAAGTTATTAAGTTAAATAAAAAAGATGCAGGTAAATACTTAGAGGAAAAAGATTCAGCAGAGTTTAACAGGTTATGGTGGGCGGCTGAACAGTATAAACCTGATGACATTTTATCTGGACAGGATATATGGGAAGTGATTAAGAGTAAACCTAAAGAAGCTATCTTTTCTTACCCTTGGGAAGCTCTTCAGAATATTACCTATGGTATGCGTGAAGGTGAGTTCATAATTATTACAGCAGGTACAGGGATAGGTAAGACCAATGTACTTAGAGAAATCTCATACCATGTATTAAAATCAACAGATGTTAACCTTGGTGTAATCTACCTTGAGGAAGGGACATTGGATACTGCACATGGACTTATGACATGTGATGCTAGTATCCCTTTTCACTTACCAGATGCTTCGTATACTGATGAGGAGTATGAACAAGCATACAAAAATACGTGGGGTACAGGCAGAGTCTTCACATTAGGGGAAAGGTTTAGGGATAATTCAGTAGACTATCTCGTAGATAAAATAAAATTCCTAGTACGAGGGTGTGATTGTAAATTTTTAATACTCGATCACATTAGCTTTATGGTATCGGATAACCCTGGTGATGAGAGGAAAATGTTAGATGAAATCGGACATAAACTTAAAGCGATTGCAGTTGAACTCGGAATTGTTTTGTGTGCTGTGGCCCACTCAAGAAGACAGGCAACGAAACCTCTTGAAGAAGGGGGCATTACGAGTCTGTCAGATTTACGAGGAACAGCGGGACTTGGGCAACTCGCCAATTTTGTATTTGGGTTGGAGAGAAATGGACAAGCCCAAGACGAGCAAGAGAGGAACACAACACTCATTCGTGTGTTAAAGAATAGGTTCTCTGGTTTAACAGGACCAACCTCTTCACTTTATTTTAACAAACTAACAGGAAGATTAACTGAACTTAACAAAGAAGAAAAGGAATAGATATGTCACAACGTACAGTAGTTTGCGACATTGAAGCAGACGGACTGTTACCTAATGTTAACTCTATCTGGTGTATAGTTTGTAAAGACTATGACAGTGGAGAGATACATAGCTGGACTCCTGATACTCTTGATGACTTCGCTAAGTTTGCAGAAGATGTAAGGTTATGGATAGGACATAACTTTATAGCTTATGACTTACAAGTTATTAAAAAAGTTTTAGGTATTAGTATTAGACCTTCAAGAGTACGAGATACTTTACTAATATCTAGACTACAAAAGTATAATCGTACAGCAGGTCATTCATTAGCAGCTTGGGGTAAGTATTTAAATCATCCTAAGTTAATACATAAAGACTTTACAGAGTACAGTAATGAAATGTTAGACTATTGTATCAATGATGTTGAGTTAACGTACAAGGTAGCACGATCTTTAAAGTTAGAGGGCAAAGAGCTAGGAAGCGAAGACGCTAGTAAGATAGAACATTACACCCAATACTATTTAGAAAATCAAAGACAGTATGGATTTGCATTGGATATAGTAAAGGTTAACTTACTCTTTGCCAAAATTTCAAATCGAATAGATGTTCTACAAGAATCTATACTATCAGAAATGAAATCTAAACCTAAGTTAATAAAAGAAATTACACCAAGGTATACCAAAGATGGGGAGCTATCCAAGGTAGGTTTAAAGTTTCTTGACTCTGATTATACTCAAGTTAGTGGCCCATTTTCTAGGATTGAATGGGAAGATTTTAATTTAAACTCACCTAAACAGAAAGTAGAAAGACTTAATCCTTGGTGGAATCCTACAATTAGAACTAAAGGTTATCGTACTTTATTAGAAAAGAAATTTAATAAAACGATAAGTGAAGAAGAGTTTCAAGAAGAACAAAAGTATAGGTGGCAGTTGTGTGATGAGAATTTAGATACGCTTGCACCTAATGCTCCACAATCTTTACGATCTCTTGCAGAGTATGCAATGTGTGTATCTAGATCTAAAACAATAGAAGGATGGTTAGATGCTTTGGGAAATGACAATAGAGTTCATGGTAACGTGTTTAGCATTGGGGCTATTACTCATCGTATGTCTCATAATGGTCCCAACTTGGGAAACATACCGGGTATTAACTCCCCATATGGTAGTGAGTGTCGTGCTTGTTTTATTAGTAGCAACCCTGATACTCATGTCTTATTGGGTGTTGACGCAGCTGGGATTCAATTAAGAATTTTAGCACATTATATGGATGATCCTGCTTATACACATGAAGTAGTTCATGGTGATATACATAATAAAAATTTAGAATCAATGGGTATAGACAAAGGAAAATGGAATGAAAAAGAAAAACAATGGTCAAATAGAAATATTGCAAAGACGTTTATCTACGCATGGCTTCTTGGAGCAGGAGATGAAAAGGTTGGTAGAATCATTGGAGGAGATACAAAAAGAGGTAAAAAAGTTAAAGAAGATTTCCTTAGTAATACACCAGCACTCGCTAGACTCAAAGCTAGAGCAAGAAGATCTGCTAAAGTTGGAAGAATGGTTGGACTTGATGGAAGAAAAATTCAAATTAAATCAGAACACTTCGCATTAAGTGCATACTTACAAGGAGGTGAAGCAGTTGTAATGAAATACGCTATGTGTTTATGGCATCAAAGAATAAGAAAGTTAAAGTTAGATGCAAAGCAAGTAGCTATTGTGCATGACGAGTTCCAAGTAGAAGTTTTAAAATCTCAAGCAGATACAGTAGGTAAAATTATTGTGCAATCTATAGTTGATGCAGGTAAATATTTTAAACTTAACTGTCCTTTAGATGGAGAGTACAAAATAGGAAGGAACTGGTATGACACACATTAAATAAACATTTGACATTATAAATTTACAATGATATAATATTTATAGATAAACAAAAAGGAGTGACATTATGTCAATACAAGGAACAATAATTCTTAAAGATGTACAACTTTACTGGCCTTTTCTAACTAAGAAAAATGAGTTAGCTGGTAAATATACAGTAGATATTTCTGCCTTAACTAAAGAACATATTAAAGCTATCTCTAATTTAGGTCTTGATGAAAGAGTCAGAACAAAAGATGATGATCGTGGTATGTTTATGACTTGTAAGTCTAACTTCCCACCTAAAGTTATGGATAAATCTAAAGGGCTAGTTGATGGTTCTATAATAGGTAATGGAACTACAGCAGATGTTAAAGTACAAGCATACGATGGTAAGTATCCTGGATTGTTTGCTGGCATTGCTGCTATTAAAGTTAAAGAACTTGTTGAATACAACAGCAATGGCGATGACTTTGATGATGATAGTTCCAGTGATGATGAGCTATTCGATGATGATATGGAGTAATTAAATTTAAACTGGGCCAAGGTAGCGAGGGTCGGCAGCGTAATGTCCTTGGAGACTAGCAAGAGGTGGTAAAGCTAGGTGAAAGGTTACAAATGTTAGAAAATGTAGAGTTAACTTTCAGATATGTACATACTGTAAGCCCTAAACAAAGTCAGTGTGCAAAAGTAATTATAAATAGTTGTGTATCTGGGTCAGATGTAGATAAAATAATTGAGTTATTCCAAGAAAGTGTTTTTAAATTTGATGAAACTTCTTGTGATATAAAATCAAAAGGGCAAAATAAATGAAGATTGATTCACTTATAGAAGATATACATACTCTTGTAACTGAAGGGGTAGAAGAAACTACCCCTAAATTTTTAGAAGAGTTAGGGGAAAGTATTAAAAATTCTATTAAACGTCAGATGGAAAATCGTAAACAAAATACAAACTTACGTATGTCTAATATAGGTAAACCAAACAGACAACTTTGGTATGAGTGTAATGGAACTAAAGGAGAACCATTATTACCTGATACCAGAATAAAATTTATGTTCGGTGATTTAGTAGAAGCTTTAATGCTTTACTTAGTAAAAGAAGCAGGACATGAGGTAACACATGAGCAACATGAAGTACAGATTAAAGGTATTAAAGGCCACATTGATTGCAAAATCGATGGCAAAGTGGTTGATGTTAAGAGTGCATCTGCGTTTGCTTTTCAAAAGTTTAAGAATGGTACACTACCAGAGAATGATCCATTCGGTTATATGGCTCAAATCTCTGGTTATATTTATGCTACTGAAGGCTCCAATGAGGGTGGTTTCCTTGCTCTTAACAAACAAAGTGGTGCAATCACGTATATGCCAGTTGAAGACATGGATATGGTCAACATAGAAAAACGAGTAAAAGAAATAAAGAAAGTTGTTAAACAAAAAGAAATACCTGGTAGGTGTTACGAACCTGTTGCTGATGGTAAAAGTGGTAACATGAAGCTAGGAGTTAATTGTTCTTACTGTGATTTTAAATGGGAGTGCTGGCCTAAGTTAAGGTTATTCTTGTACAAAGATAAACCAAGATACTTAACCCATGTTGAACGAGAACCTAAAGATACTATACCAGAGGTAAAACATAATGAAGTATAGAAAAATTAAAAGAAAAGGAAAGTATAGAAGTTCTTTAGAGTTTAATGTAGCTGAACATTTAAAAAAATTAAAAGTTAAATTTCAATATGAAACAAAAGAAAGTAAGATACATTATATAAGACCAGCAACTAACCATACTTACCTTCCTGATTTTATATTACCTAATGGTATTATTGTAGAAACAAAAGGGTTCTTTGATGCTTCAGATAGAAAAAAACATCTGTTAATTAAAGAACAATACCCTATGTTTGATATACGTTTTATTTTTTCTAACTCTAAATCTAAACTTTATAAAGGTGCGAAAGGAACATATGGAGATTGGTGTAAAAAATATGGTTATGTATATGCAGATAAATTAGTACCGAAGGAATGGTTAAAATGAAAACACATTTAATAATACCAGATCAACATGCTCACCCTGATTATAGTAACGATAGGTTTGAATGGATAGGTAGATTAATCCTAGATGTAAAACCTGATGTTGTTATTAACTTAGGAGATATGGCAGACATGCCTAGTTTATGTACCTATGATAAAGGGACAAAAGGTTTTGAAGGCAGACGGTATAGAAAAGACGTAGACTCTGTACTTGATGCACAAGAAAGATTGTTTGCCCCAATTAAAAAAGCTAAAAGAAAAAAGCCTAAGTTTTATATGTGTCTAGGCAACCATGAAGATAGAATTAATAGAGCTATATCTTCTGAGCCTATACTAGATGGAACAATAGGAGTAGAAGATTTAGGATACAAAGATTTTGGGTGGAAAGTAAGTAACTTTCTTGACCCAGTTATCATAGATAGAATAGCATACGCTCATTACTTTACAAGTGGAGTTATGGGTAGACCTATAGGTGGGGAAAGTCCAGCAAAAGCTTTACTAAATAAACAACATATGTCAGTAACTCAAGGACACTCCCATACTTTAGATTTATCCACTTCTATTAATGCAGCAGGAGAAAGAATGATGGGGTTAGTAGCAGGGTGTTACTTAGATTTTAAATCTGATTGGAACAACACACAAAGTGAAAACTTATGGTGGTCTGGAGTTATAGTTAAACGCCATGTATTAAATGGATGTTATGATCCAGAGTTTATTTCTTTAAATGCTATTTCTAAGGAGTATACCTAATGTCTATTAACGAAGAAAATCTTAGACTAGAAATAGAAAAGACTTATACTCCAGCAGAATTAATAGAGTTGCTTGATATTCCTATGGAAAAAGTATTAGACTTTATTATAGAAGACGTTTATGATAATATAGAAATATTTAAAGATATTATTAAAGAGCCAGACAATGAAGAAGAAGATAAAATATAGAAGTTTAATTACTAAAGATTTACATTCAGATAAGTACCATCAAAGGATAGTACAATCGAAGAAAGGATACGATAGAGATGGACGATCAAGACGAAAGCATAGACTTAGAAGCAAAGTTTTTTTTCAATCCTGATCTGTTAGTCAATAGAATAAATTGTATGATGCAGTTAGCGATAGTAATAAATAAACTACCACCTGAAAAACAACATACTCTTATTTTAAATGCTGCTCTTTCTGAATTACTTGATTCAATTCAAATAGAAGAAATGTCTAATAGGTTTAAATTAAAGAAAGGAAACACAGATGACGATACCAGACATTAAGTATGGCCCACAAGTACCAGCTTGTGATGAGTTACATGCTAATAAATATAGACTACCTAATGAAAGCTTTGAAGAATCTGCTCATAGAAATGCTGCTGCTATGGCTGATAACGAAGAGCATCGTGCAAAGATAAAAAATATTTTTTTAAACCAAAGGTTTATGCCAGCAGGTAGAGTTCAATCAGCAATGGGAAGCCCAAGAGATGTTACAGCTTATAATTGTTTTGTATCAGGAACTATTACAGACAGTATGGTATCCATTATGGAGAAAGCTACACAAGCTGCTGAAACAATGCGAAGAGGTGGTGGGATTGGTTATGATTTCTCTAGGATACGGCCTAATGGTGATAGGATTGTTAGTCTCGATAGCTCTGCTAGTGGTCCTGTATCTTTTATGCACATCTTTGATGCTGTGTGTAGGACAATTGTATCAGCAGGGCATAGAAGAGGGGCAATGATGGGAGTTTTACGTGTAGACCACCCCGATATTGAAGAGTTTATACGAGCTAAACAAAACCAAGACCAGCTTACAAACTTTAATATATCAGTAGGAATTACTGATGAATTTATGCAAAGTGTTATAAAAGGTACACCATTTTGTTTACGTTTTAACAATAAAGTATATAAAGAAATAAATGCTGTTGCTCTTTGGGATGAAATTATGAGAGCTAACTGGGAGTGGGCTGAACCTGGTGTATTATTTATAGATAGGATTAATAACGATAATCCTTTACAATATTGTGAAACTATTGAAGCTACTAATCCATGTGGTGAACAACCACTACCACCTTACGGTGCTTGTTTGTTAGGTAGTTTTAATTTAATTAAGTATGTATCTAATAGTAGATTTAATTTCGATAAGTTTAAAAAAGACATACCACATGTTGTACGAGCTATGGATAATGTAATTGATAGAACTAACTACCCTTTAACTAAACAAAAACTTGAAGCTGAAAATAAAAGAAGAATGGGATTGGGAATAACTGGATTAGCTAACTGTCTTACTTTAATTAATCTAAGGTATGGTTCAGACCAAGCAGTAAAGTTTACACGTAAGATAGGAAAAACATTAGCGTATACAGCTATAGAAGCAAGCTCTAACTTAGCTGTAAAAAAAGGTTCATTCCCTTTATACAATCAAGACAAGTATCTTAGTAGTGGATTTGCTAAAAAAATTCCTACTGATTTAATTGAGTTAATAACTAAACAAGGTATTCGTAATAGCCACTTGACAAGTATTGCTCCAACTGGTACAATAAGTTTTACGGCTGATAATATTAGTAGTGGTATTGAACCTGTATTTACACATGAAGTAGACAGAACATTAATAACAGAAGATGGTCCTGTTATAATTAAACTACAGGATTATGTATATGCTAACTATAATATTAGATCTGAAACAACTGAAGACTTAACTATAGATGACCATATAAAAATGCAGATAGCTATCCAACCTTACATAGACAGTGCAGTATCTAAAACAATTAACGTAGGAGATAACGTAACCTTTGAAGAATTTAAAGATGTGTATATACGAGGATGGAAAGGTAAACTGAAAGGAGTAACTACCTTTAGACTTGCAGGTAAACGGTATGGTATTTTAAATAAAA